GTAATCTCCTGTCGTTTTAAAAAGTAAACGTCAGTAATATCAGTTGTTTTATTGGGATGTGTATACTCCATACCAAATGTTTCCAGAGCCATTGAGATATTTGTCATACAAAATTCAGAAGCTCTGTCTGTGACGGATCCCATATTATCATCACCAAAGCAGGAAAATTGTACTTCATCATTAAATATTGCATCATTACCAAAATAATCCATTATAGTATGAAATGCTAATCTCATCAATAAACAATTAACCATTGAGTTCATTAATGTGGTCAAAGGTGTTCCTGAAGGATTTCCTTGAAATGTACGATATATTACGTTTCCATTAATATGATAAGTATTATAAGTAGCTTGAATGATTCTCATTCTAATATCGGAATAATCATCATTATACCACTTATTAATTATAGTAGCAGCCTCAATAATTAACTGATAAGGTAATGATTTATCGTAATTTCCAAAATCTCCAGCAAAATAATTTCCTTCATCTCCTTGTGAAAATATTCGGTGATATAATGATGTCCATTGTTGTCCATGCGGATTAATTCCTATTGCAATCTCCAAATCTATACAATTGTTATATATGAAACCTAGAAAACCTCCAAAATACTTACGTATAATAATATTCCAAGCAAAGTCAGAACACATAAACATTCGTGTTTTCTTCTGAAGTACTTTTTCCACAGGTCTCAATTCATCTTTTAGAAGATCATTAACAAAAACAATAGGGATTTCTCCATTGTCCAATTCCTTTTCTAGCATTCGAATCCGATCCCTTACTGGTTCCCTTAAGCGATAGAAAGTGATATTATCTTCAATAACACTATCAACCAACCATCGCTTTCCAGAACAATGCTGAGGACGTTTCCAAATAAAAGGATATCCTTCTGATGTATTCATTGCCAATCCATTTAAACCAATATCTGTGTCTCCGTTCACAGCTTTGTGTAAACTGAGTTTACCATGTTTAATATATTTTGCTGTTGGTAATGAAGTTAAATGATCAAGTAATGAATCTGAAGCTCTTTGCACTACTGCATATGGAAGAAAATTACAATAGCTCGTAAATTGTTTATCAACTTGCATTTGCATGGGATTCACTCCATCTTTCGTGTGTAAAATTGCGGGAACATAATTCAACAAAGAAGGATGTTTTGTGGTAACGTATTCAAATAAACTGGTTTTAATCAAATTTGACTTAGTTGGATATCTAGCTGCATAACGTCCATCAAGTATTACTAAGGGATCAACAAACTTCTTTTGATATTCATCATAATTTGTATGATTAATAGCACTAGAAAAATTTATTGCCTCAGTTTCTAAAACGGCTTCTACAGATGTGGGTATTTTTCCAATCTTAAAAC